TTGCTGGCGGCATACGCTCCCAGTTCTTCAGTGGGAGGTGGCGGCAAAGGAACGGCAGGCATCGATCCACCCTGCGGAGGAGCAGGTGAAGGAGGGCCACCGCCAGGAGGCATAGGCGGCTGACCCCCCATCCCAGGAGCGCCAGGGGAAGGAATTGCCCCGGTTCCTTGGACCAATCCCATTTTGACTTCTGGCGGTACCGATGGATCTTCCCATTTGATCGACATCGATACGTTGCCTTTGATCGGAGGCTCGGGGGGAGGCGGCTGCTGCGGAGGAGTGGCCCATTGTGCCAGGTTCCGTCCTTCTCCCATGGAAATCAGGAGCTTGTCGCGAAGCATGTCCTGGTTGACGTTTGGCGCTCCTCGAAACATGTTGAACATGTTGATCGCCTTCTGCTGCTTCGCTTCGTCGTCGTCGGAAAGGGTTGAACCCACTTCGACAACAATCTCTCCGTCCGTCTGGAACATCTGCGGAGTGACCGCAATCCAATTCCGTTTCGTCGGATCTTCATTGATCGAGTACTGGCGGTTGTACTTCGATGCGTCGAGTTCGATTGGCTCAGTCTGTTCGCTGCGATTCAGGAGCGCCATCATCTCCAGATCGTCTCGCAGAGAGAACGCCAACATCTCAGAGACGTCTTTGGTGAGCACGTCCTGGTTGTAGGCCATGATCCTTGCGCCTGTCGCTGTGCGGCCTTGCTGCGGGTCTACATTCGCCGCCATCGACATATTGTTGTCGCCAGTGGCCATCACAAAGTTGCGTTGAATGGCTTGCTCGTCGTTGAGAGAACTTGCCATCGCTGCCATTGCTGGAGATTCGTTGAGCCCCCACAGCGCTTGCTGGCCACCGTCGATGAAGATCATCTTGTAGCCCTTGCCGCGCTTCATGTACTTGTCGGCGTTCTCGTAAAGCTCCAAGTCGTTCGTCATCATGTACGGCCGGCAGACGGCATCGGCGAGGTCGGTACGCAAGCAGAAGTTCTTCGAGTGGAGTTCCTGCAACCCGCGAGTAATGCGCGGGACAGATTCACCAATCCCGCCTAGCAGGTTATCGATGAACACTAACTCAGTGAACGGAATCTTCCCTTCGAGATCGTACGGCAGCGGAATCTTTCCGATGTAGAACTTCTCGTCCAGCGCCATCTCAAGCGTCGGGTCAGAGCCGGGAACGTACTCCTCGAAAATCTCCCACAGTGGAACCTTGCTGTCTCCCTCTTGCAGTGCAGAAGTGGAGCGGCCGGCGTCGTCTTCCATGATCTGCCGGAAGTTCGCGCCATCCCCGTTGACGTACTGATACGGGTCCGTCCCGTTCGCCTTCTCTTTCAAAATTTCGATGATTTTGTTTGCGGCGTCAGGGTGTCCCTGCCGATCCAGGAACTTTGCCATCGAGTTCATCTTGTCTCGGTTCCATTTGCGTGAGACTGTGAAGTACTCGCACTTCTGGATGTTCTGGAAGTTGATGCTCGGAAAACAATCGGCGATTGGCAGGATGTCCGAAGCTGGCCCAGTGTAAGCCGTGGCCATGTAGCTGACCTTCAGCAGATCCCCGCGCCCGAACTCCTGCATGAGCCAAGTAACGATGTCGGTCATCATCCCCGGATCAAGTTCCTTCAGACTCATCCCATAACGTTCGAGGATCTTATCCCCGTAGGTCCGGTCGATGTCGTCAATGATGGAGGGGTTCTGCTGGAAGCTGAATGGATCGATGCGCTTGTTGCGCACGTACTCATCCGCCGACCAATGCCACGCCTTGACGCTCCAGCCAAAGATGAGAGCCTGCCTCACATGGAGCTTTTGATACCGCTGGCACTTTGCTTTGTCCCATTGGTACATCAGACTCCGCGAGAGAAAGTCAGATAACTGCTCATCCTTGGCGTGAAAGCGCAAGTTGGGCGGCTGAGCCGTAATACGAGCGGTCATGCGCTGCACGTAAGCAAACGTGTCCGGCATGTTGATGCTGGTCTGCGTCGTATCCGTCTCTCCGTCGTCGTCGGTCGCGGGGTCACGGTTGCAGAGGTAGGCTTGATAAGCCTTGCTCCACTCGTCGTGATACGTGTCGCGTATCCATTTTTCGGAGATTCGTTTACGGTCGAGTAGCCCGCCCGCTTTACGGTCAGCTTCGTTCAACAAGTGATTAGGCCCAGGTTCCCAGTTTGGTAACGGTCATCCATGCAGTCGCACTGATACCAACCAACAGAAGCATCGCTTTTCCGGTGTCGCCACTGGTGCTGTTGGCGAGGGAAGAAGCTCCATTGATCGTGGTTGCCGACGCCGCTGCCACAGTCAGCGTTGAATCATGCACCTTGAAGATGTGCAGGAGAGCACCCGCAAACGGGGTCGGCAGAGTCAGCGTAATGGCAGCGCCATTGCTGAACGCGCATCCGATCTCGGGCGTGGTGATTGTGTAGCTGGCCGTTTTGCTTGTGACGGTCGAGCCGCTAACAGGATTGATTCCGAACAGCGCGGTATGTTTCGGATAGGCGATACCATCCGCGCCGTCCATGATTGGGAAATTTCGAGTTTGCATTTTTTCTCCTAGTCGTTGAAGTATCCCGGCGTGTCTTGGACGTTGTATCCGCCCCGGTTCTTGTTGTCGTAATTGCGTGGATCGAGTCTGGAGTTGGCCCCGTAAACTCGATCCATGTAAGCGTAGTAGTCTTCGTTCGGCTGTCGGCCTGCGCCTTGCTCCTGCCACGATGCCCCGGTTGGAGTGATGTAGTTTCCGGCTGCGAGCGTTGCGCGAGATCCGGCTGGAGGGCCAGAAGGTGCAGGAGCTTGAACAGGCGTAAAGCGCGTCAGATCCAGGGGCGCATTTGCTCCGGTGTACATTCCGACGCCGCCAACGTTTTCCGATCCTTGCGGCAAGCTGTTTGCGCCACCTGTGGCTGGCGGTCCTTGCGGTCCCCACAGCGGACTGTTGAAACTGGTTCCTCTCCACGCATCGGGATTCGCCGCTACCTGAGCAGCGGTCGGCGCAAGTACAGGAGGAGGCGCTGGAGGAGCGGGAGGCTGCTGTTCGTTTCCACCTCCCCCGCCGTCAGGAGTGAAAGAAGATCCATCTGGAGGTCCCACGGTCGGAGTGCCTGGAGTGATTACGGTTTGCGGAGGCTGCTGGCTACCGCCACGGAATCCACCTTCGCCGCGACCAAGATTTCCACCGCCGCCCCACGAGCGGCCCCGCTGTCGAGATCCCTGCATCCCCCAAGTTGTAGTGCCGTAGGTATCCTGTGCCATTTTGAAACTCCTAGTAAACGTTGACTCGCATGTCCATTAGCTTCTGAGGCATCATGCGAGGAAATTCTGTTTGCTTGCGGTAGGCGAACATTGCCTCTCCGTACTCGTAACGCGCCGGAGCGTTTTGCTTCTTGTAGACCGCATCCATCGGACGCTCTCCAGTAGACCAATGCTCGTGGGGAAACTTGATGTGCTTGGCTTCAACAACAACTTCATCTAGTTCGGCATGTGCCGTGAAGTCGTCGTCGGCGTACATCGAGACGTAGGCAGGATGGAATAGATAGCCAACCTGCTCGTAGCGCTGGCGGTTTAGTATCTGCACTGTCAGCAATCCGCGCTCGTCTGCGGTCCCGCCCGTTGATACTCGAACCACGCAAGGCTCCCCGCTCCACAATTGCGGAATGTTCTTCAACTGCTGATCCCAGTCGTCGCAAGGGTAGATGTCGTCGCTAATCACAACGAGGACTTTCCCGATCGCGCATTGCGCCGCGACGTTCGTAGCGTCTACGCTGCACTTCGTCCAGTGGTTCCAGACGAGACGTGCCGGAGCGGCCTGCTCGGGAGTCACGTCGGTTCCGGCATCGAAGCAGACAACGTACTCAAAGTCGGCGATGGGACTTGCGGCCTTGATCCAGCGGTCGCGAGTAGCTGCCCATTCCTTCGGTCGGGCAGAAGGGTGAACCAGGCTGAAGTCTGGAATCCAGCGGCGATGCAGGTCCTGAATTTTCATTCTTCGGTTTTCAATTGAGCTTCAGTCGTATCGTCAAACTCAGTATAGGTTACTGACACTAGATCCACACGTGGGTCTTTACCCTTGATTCCGTAACTCCTGACAAATCCTACGCTACGCTTGACTTCAGATCCGTCTGCCAAAAACAGAGTGACCATTTTCATCCCCGGAATGGGTCGCCTTTCACGTGCTCTTTCGGTCTGTACGTTGCTTCTAAATCCCAACAGCCTTTTTCAAAATCGATCCCTGCCTTCTTCCATCCCTCGGGTCCGCAATAGATCCCGCACCATTTACACATCCATCGCCTCACCTTGCGGGTATCTTCCACGTCGAACCAACCACCGTGCGGCTTCCATGTTCCGATAGCCCAACAGTCAGGACATCGCAGCCTGTCCCGCATACCTATAAGATCTAAGCAATCGTAAAGCTGATGAACCCAAGCAACAGGCTTACCGTTTTTGGAATAGTTGAACATGGGTCAGTGCGAAGGGTGATTCGTCTCGGCTGACTGTGCAGCTTCTTCGATCAAGGCGTCAGACTTTGTCGCCCCGGAGCAGCGGCATCCACAGGGCAGCGTCATTTCCCAAGCGAAGTTCTTATTGCTCAGCGGCTTTTTTTCCTTGGGTACGCGGTAGTTGTACGTCACAACTTGTCCGGAAGGTAGAGTGAGTTGCGCCATTTTTTTATTTAAGCAGTGCGATCTCTTGCAAGAGTTCGGTCAGGTGAAGGTAACCGCCAGTGTGCTCTGAGTACAGTAAGTCGATTTGCGATACCAACGGATCGTCTTCATCTTGCTCTTGAAGAAATTCGTAAAATTCTCTCGTTGATATTTGACCTGCTAGTAACTTGTCGATGTGTTCCCACATGGGTTAGAAGGGAATATCGTCGTCGCCGATTTGCTGCTTGACTTGAGACTGCCGTGGGCGAGAAACTACTTCTCCGCTGCCTTCAGATTCGGACGGGCGAGGGCTGAAGAACGGAACAACCTCGGTTGCGATGATCTCGCTGATGTACTTCTTGACGCCGTTCTTGTCGTCGTAGGAGCGGTTCTCGATGCGGCCAGATACCGCAACAGTCACTCCCTTTTGTAGACGGTCTGCCAGCTTTTCGTTGCGCCACATTACGACGTTGTGCCAGGTGGTCGTGTTGACCCACTCGTTGTCTTTCTTGTAGCCGTACTCGGTGGCAACAGAAAACGTTGTCTTGGAAATTCCCGATGGCATGAACGCTGTTTCAGCGTCTCTCCCGATCTTGCCGACGATAGTAGCTACGTTGATGGAGTTTGCCATTAGCTTGCCATCCCATGCACGTAGGAGGCGTTCGATATCGCCAGATACCGGAGGTTGTCCAGTTGGTGACGACGTGCTTCGATAGGCTTCTGCTTCAGTTCCCGCTCGGGATTCACGCGGCTCGACTGAAAGCGTAACTTGGTAAATTCCAGAATCAACTCCTTGCAGGATTCGGCGATGTGAAGCTTCGGCCAGTTGCCGTATTCGTTATGCTTGCGCGGGATGAGCAGTTGTTTCACCGCGTCGATGCCGGCGCTGTGGGTTTTTACAGGATCGACGCAGCGGATACCGTACCGTGCGTAGCGAACCGCGATAGATTCGTTGGCTTCGTCCTCGGCGCTGACACGGAACCCCTTTCCGGCCTGATCCATAAAGCGGCGGATGATCTTTTCTCCGCTCGGCTTCTGTCGGTACATCGCCCGTTCCGTGTTGTGGTGCTCGCGTGAGAAAGCGAGTTCGTTTCCTTCCCACAGGGCAATGGTTTCGGCGTACCACTTCACGATGTAGTCGTTGTCCTTGTCCCGATCCTTGATGTTCTCGGGATTGCCGTATGCTTTCGACGGCCAAAAGTCTCGGTATACCCACCAGTCGTTCCACTTGTCGATGAGAACCCACAGCATTGCGTGAGGCGTCCTCGGGTGAGGATCAATCGACATATAGCGGCATCCGGTCTTGGGGATCATTGCGTCAGGGACAACGTGAACGGACTTATCGAACTCGGGGTAGACCAACATACCGGACAGCGCATCCGGCATGATCTCCATTTCCTGATTCCAGAACGCCTCGGAGGTGTAGGTATCCCGCATCGCCTTGCAGCGCTCGGTCCACTCCCCGGTTTCCGGGTCCACCATCGTAGGGTCCGCGCTGTAGTGTAACCGCATGACGTACCAGCCGTTCGGCGTCTGCTTCATTTGCAGACCTGGGCATGGCGTTCGGTACGTTTGCGGTGTTTCTCCTCGGATCACTCTTGGCTATGCGGCTTTCTGTTTGAAATCAGGCCAATCGATGTGGTCGGCTCTCTCTACGATGTCAGCAAACCATCCAGGATTTGCGCTCGACAGGCAGACGATGTAACGGCAGCGCGTTGCGGTCGCGATGTTGAAGGACTCTTCGCCGCGAATGATGTGTGCCGCCTCATCGAGAATCACGATTGTTGGGTGCTCCGAACGGATCTTGTTCGGATTGCCGACGATACCCTTGCACCACGACGCATTCTCCATCGTGAAGGATTCCTTGGGTTGATCTCTGGGATGCCTGTCTTTGTACGGCTTCCATCGTGCCTGAAGTTCCGGCAGTGTGTTTTCCCATAAGACCTTTACGTACTCAACGTCGTGCAGCGCTCTCTCTTCGTCCTCAGATTGAAAGATTACTGAGGTAGCAGGCTGCGTGAACATCTTCCAAGCGGCCCATCCGGCCACCGTCCAGGAAGCCATCATCGTACGAGACTTTTCCAGAAACAGCGGAGGAGGGCAATTCTCAAGACCGTCCAGAAGGGGTCCGATGTACGGGTGCTTGGGAAAAGGTTTGAACGGGTTGCCCGTTGTGTCCTGCTCGTCCCGCGTCTTCGTGCACTCCGTCAGCCAGAAGTAACAACTCTTGAGGGCCTCTCTTGCCTTTTTTTCGCTGAGAAGTTCCTGCGCTCTCTTGAGTGTCTCTGCTAGTTCCTGCTTCGATGGCTGCAATCTCTTTTCTGACATTCTCAATCGCTGCCCTTAAATCCTCGTCCGACAGGTTTACGACCATGTGCTTGTGGTCGACGTTGATCTCGTGTTTCTCTGGAGCCTTGCCGCCCCAGATGTCGATCAACTGCTCGGCAGCGCCAAGCCTATTCTTCCAGTCGGGTTGCTCGAAGTACTTGACCGATCCATCCGCGTTCAGTTGCGGCCGGCGGATTCGTAACGCCCGTTTCCGGTCAACCTTCCTGGTTTTCTTGTAGGTGTCGATCTCACCTGCATGATCCTCTTCGTGATTCTCAGGCTCCTCCACCATCACGATATGGTCTTCGTAGAGGATGTCTTTGCGGGTGGACTTCAACCCGCTGAGAATCGTTCCTACTGCAAGTTCCAGCCCCGCGCCGATCATCTGCGCTACCTGCATTGCGGTAGTCGTCTGATTCTGGCGAACGGCTAACTGGCTGGC